AAAACAACTCCTGAAAAATCCAGCTTAACTTTTGCTTTTTCATTTCTATTTACATCTTTATTTTCATTTCTATTTCTATCTTCCATATGGTTATCCATATGGTTTTTTGTAGGTTTACCTATAGGTTTATTTTTAGATTTTGGCCTCCCTCCCATATTTCCATTGTTTCTGCGACTTTCCGTAAATTTTCTCCTCTTTTCGGTTTCCTCTTCCAATTTTTCGTTAAACCAAAGCCCGTCTTTGTCGATAGTAAATTTGCTTTTTAGGTTATCCGAAACCGAACCTACGAGAAACCTAATGGTTTCCTCCTTCATTCTGCCTTGTTGATGCATTAAGCATAATAAAGTTATATACTTGCCGCGATCTTCCCAATTCAGAGTAGCTACACCAGAATAAAAGTCATTAGAATAAAATAAGAATGCAGGATCTTTTCCCATAAAAATTAGTCGCAGCCTCAAGCTTTAGTACCAACCGATGAAGGAGAGTAAACCAAAGCTTTTTGGCTGCGATTTATTTTAAGTAAGATTGTTAAATTTTGTTTTCATCGGTTGTTAATACAAATATAACCTTTAAAGCTACAATTCAAAATTTATTTTATTAACTAAATTTGAAGAGTTGTTAATACATTGTATATACAATGTATTACATTAATAAGGATGCTATTTTTCCCTCGATTTATTTTTAAAATCAGCTTTTGCGTCCTCGATTCCTAACTGAGGTTCAATCTTTAAATCCCTAATTCCGTCAGCGTATATAGTGGTATCGTAGTCGCAAATCTCACAATGGAATCGTCGTTTTCTAAATGAGCAGCCTTTCCTACTCTTCACTGTTTTAACCAAAACCATTGGCTGCCTACATATCAAACAATTCGGTATCATCGACTGTTAAATTTTAATATCAGAAGCTTTTTCTGATGAAGCTGTTTTCTGGGGATTTGTTTTGATATTTCAAGCGCCCAGGAGCAACAGTCCCTCATTATTTTATCTTTTGTAAAAAGGCCGTCATAAACCTGCTTCATTGCATGAATCACTGTTGCATGATCTCGGTTAAAAAACCCTCCTATTGTATGCAAATTTAATTGAGGGTACCGGAATTTAAAAACGGTCATTAAAACTTGACGAGGGATTACAACTTCTCGTTTCCTGGTCTTTGTGTAAAACAATTCCGCGTCCATTCCCAGGCAGTCAGCCATTGCGGTCGTCATTAATTTAAATTCGGCAAAAAAGTTTTTATAGAGTATCATTGTTTTCGAGCGTTCATTCTTACTATTCTTTCGGCTGTAGTTATAGCCTGGTCCAGGACACTATCCCCCATGTCATTTATAATCTCGTTGACTGTCTTACTTGTGTAAGGGCTATGCAGACTTTTAAACATTAATCTCTGGGGCTCGGTGTATTGGGCCACGAGATTTTTTAAAATAGTCTGGGCAGCTTCTTTTAACGTCTGATTCATTTCAATGGCTTTGATACTCCTAGTGTAACTTTTATATTGCCAGGGGTCTCCTCCTTGAAGGATTGCCATACTAAACAGTATGTTTTGTTTTTACAGACAATCCAAATGGGGGAATCAGATTCGGCAATGTGATCAATGATCTTTTTGCCGTCGGAAACTACTGAGATTTTCAAATTTTTTACCATGTTATTTTTTATTAAATGCTTGAAACCTTGTTACAGTCGAATACTCTGGGGATTTTATTAGCCCATCCCCTTTGCCGGTTAACGACTCTGCTCCTGGTTCGTCAAGAACCACCATTGAGTCAATTTCTTTTGGGACCTTGAAGCATATTTGTACTGGAAAATTAACCTTCGCATCTCCCGTGATTACTTTTGTTGAAGCTCTTTGAGTGGCGGCGATAATTCGATACCCAGCTGATCGGCCTTTTTGAAGAAGTATCCGTAAATTTTCTTCCAATGATTTTTCTACCCCTGCCTTTACAAGCTTTGTTTTAGTGCCTCCATTGGCGTAAAATCCGACCTGTTTTTCTTCGTAGATATTCAGCTCATTGCCTGATTTTGACTGAGCCACCGCGTCCGCAAACTCATCAAATATGATCATCCTTTTTCTGGACCCGCCAGATTTTACTATGTTGTTCATGGTCTCAACTTCATTTTTAAGCGCCTTTTCGATCTCTTCTATTTCCGATATTACGGTAACTCCTTTGCCTGAATGACCTTTAAATTCATGCTTAGGATCGCATATTATTATATCGTTGATACCAGCGAGCCTTGCGTAATCAATTATTGCCATGATACAAACCGATTTTCCCGACCCCGTGGATCCACAAATCAAAACGTGCGGGGTTGAAGGATTGTCTAAATCCCAAACAACTGTATTTCCCATGTTATCAATCCCTATAGGAATCTTCATTCCAGATAATTTTTCAGGAGAGAACTCTAAAAACTTCTCTCTCTTTTTGCCTGATTCAAGGGCCAGGTAAGACCTTCCTTCATGAACGTAAAGGTTTTTCATTATTCGAACACTCTCAACGCTTAGTGCGCTGGCAATGTCCAGTTTGTATTTATTCACGCTCGATACCTGGGTTCCAGCCTGGACCTCCAATAAGAAAGTGTTACTGGAATATCCATCGAATGTATGGCCGACTTTAGCACTCAGGCCGAAGGTTCTTAAAACGTGCTCTATTTTTTCTTGTGGTGTCATGTCTTTGTTAGTTAAATCGTAGGTAATAAACTCCGCCGCATTCTCTCGGAATTTTTTTATTATAGATGGGTTTATTTGCCCGAGCGAAGCATCCCGTATTTTCTTTAATCTCATTTTTATGAGCTCCTTATTTGAAGCGTTGGGAAAATCCTCGATCTCGCAAATAAGCGTCCTTGCCCAAAACTCATAAACCTCAGCCAGGTCCACGTAATTGTCCGCCTCATTGATCATGTAAACGTAGTTTGGGTTCGATACCGCTTCAATCATTCTTTTAACCGGCTCGTAAAGCAATGCCTCGTAAAGCCTTCTCGTATCTTCAGTTATTTCTACTTTGAAGCAGTTTAGTTGCGGAGCTCCGTTTTTGTTTTCGGAATATTTGTTCTCAATAAACCAGACCTCATCAACGGCAACCTCGTTTTGAGATTCGAAAAGCAAAACGTAGGTAATGCCTTGTTTCCCTATAGAAAACTTCAGTTCCTTTTCGTCAGTAAAGGCGGCTTTGGATTTGTGATCAATGATTACGATTTTCTTGCTCTTGGTCTTTATTACAAGATCCATAACCCCGCTACACGGCAAAGGGATTTCAACTCCGTTTATCGTAATAAAATCGTGTATGTAAAGCTCTACGGCTATTACTTCGGCGATGTCGTCAATGTAAACAGACACCTCTTTCAGAAAGTTTTCCAGCAAGCATAGCGTTAATTTTTCGGCTTTCTTTTTACACTCCTCAATTGTCGGAGTTGTCTTTTGTGTTTTCCAATCCGAGGGTTTAACGGTGTCAATATAGTCGAAAGCTACTGATTGCAGCCAGGCAATATCAACCTTAATTCCTTTTTGAAATTGAAGAAAGAATGAAGCCTGAGCCTTATGATAAGCGCTTCCCGCAACCTCGCTTGAGGACCTTTTAAATGGCTCTTGGTAAATGTAGGACATTTCAAAAGCCTTTTCATTTCTTGAGAAGGTGCTCACCTTTGAGTAGCTCCACGATTTGATCAAGTAGTTACTAAAGTGTTCCTCCTGCTCGTCTTTGCTTAAAAGAGAGTAGCGATTCATGGCATGGTAGTATTAGGCTTCGCCGTCTTTTTTTGATTGGAAAGTATCTCTTCTCTCCTCTTATTCATTGCCGCCTTGAAATCTTCATTGGTATGCAGTTCTGGCAATTGATTCCAGTACTTTTTGAGGTCTGTCGTAGAAGTCATTAATTCGATCTGTTCTTTCACCTGATCGTCGAATTCGGATGAAGATTCGTCTTTTGTTTTTTCGTCAGCCTCCTCCTTTGGTACTGGCTCGTATCCTGCCGCCTTCATCACAAATCCGAGTATGTTTTTATAACCCCTTCCTATTGACCTTGTTTGCGCCTGCGCGTGTATAGCGTACTCATCAAAGCTTACTTTAGCGAGCTCCATATTCGTAACGATAGAAAACCCTCTGCAAACCACCTTATCGGTAGTGATGTTTTTAATCTCGCAGTTGCATTTGTATTTGTAGAGCGGGAGAATTTCTTTTCTTATCGCCTTTTTTTCTCGCTGCTCAATCTCTTCTTTTATTTGACCTGCGTAAAACGGGACCTCTACCTCGTAAGAGTTTCCGCTCCCTTTCTTGGTCACCTTTTTATATAGAACTGTAAAAACCTCCCCCTCCTTGTGTAGTGCGATCGGTTCCGCGGGGTCATTGGTGAGGTTAAAATTTAATCCTGCGTATTTCCAGCCGTCTACGTTCGCATACTTACTGCCTTTTATAAGACAAGATAATCCGCTCTTTTCAATAAACGTTCGGAGCTCATTTGCAAATCCTAAAATGTGATGCTGGTTACTCAACTGTAGAGGCGCTGAGGTCCTTTTTAATGCTACTTCTTTCTTAGTTCCCATATTGCTATTAGTTGATTTAAAATATTTTCATCGTAAGTTTTCAGATTAAATACCGATTGAACCCTCCATTTTTCGCGTTTTGTTAAAGTGCCATGATAATGCTGATACAGTACAAGGTAGTTCCAGTGACCACCTACTCTATCTATAAAGGCTGCATGTTTTTTGCGGTATTCGTTGCGTTCCCTGAAAGTCATAAGCTAATTTTACATGACAAATATAAACATCATTTTGTTAAAAACAAAAAAATAAGTACAAAAAATTTGGAAATTTATTTTTTATGGCTACATTTGTGTAAACAATTTAACTAATAGCCAATGAAAAATCATGAATTTAAAATAGGAGAAAAAGTTTATCATCCCATATACGGGGCTGGTATTATCGAGGGTGTTCGGGGTGTAACATTATATCCTTTTAGGGTTAGGTTTGAAGGGTTTGGGAATGGCTGGACATTTACAGAGGACGGTAAATTATTTTCAGAGGATTCGGCTCCCTCAATATTTCCATACCCTGTAAAAGTGGTTCCGGAAAACCCTGCAATAGTTGATCACAGCGAAAAGATAATGACTCCTGGTGGACCTTCTGCTGTCGGCAGCAAGAAAATATCTGAATTGAGCCACGAGCTTAAAAAAGATATTTTCGATCGTCAGCAGAAGATTACTCAGGATTCTCTTATGGATGCCATTGTAAAGGCCGGAAAAATTCTCGATGTCTTTACGGCACTGAAGCAGTTTATTGATTTGCAGGAGTCAAATGAATCAAATCTAAATTTGATGAACAACAGGATTGCACAAATCGAAAATTATTTACAATTATAACAGGCCGGGAAAATGATACACCTGCATCGTAATATGACAATAACTCCAGGTAATGCGCCTGAGATTGTCGCTCAAATAGCCTCCATAGTTAGAAAGATGAAGATAGCAATCGTCTTGTTGAGCCCTGGGAATGTTTTAACCCAGGAAATACTTGAATCATTCAGCGACGAGCATTTAAAATTGATCTGCGACAATAGGATTGCAGAAAGAGATTTAATTAAAAGGGGCAGCCGGTTACCTGGTAGGGTGTAACTGGTCGCGGGCGTAAATGGTGAATCAACGCACCCGCCCGCGCCCTTTAATAAAACAAAAATGGGAAAGACATATCAAATAGTAAAAATTGATTTCGCATCTTTTAAGCTTTTTCAGGTAATTGAGCTTCCTGTAGGTGCCGAAATATTATCAGCTAACATAAGCGAAACAGGCAAGATATACCTTTACGCTAAAATCGAAGTCCCATTTAAAGGACAAAAAAAGGAGCGTCGATCGTTCAAAGTGGTTGAAATCAATAAGGCGACCTGGAAAGAATCAAAACAGGATGAGGTATTAATAAAATACATTGGTACAATTGAAGATTACGACGATTCTGCCTTTTGTATTTTTGAGATCATAAACGCTCCTGGTAGGGACAGGCTCAAGGCAATCATAATCTCTTTAATTTCCATGGTAGCTTTAGGCGCACTGGCCACAATAATAATTTCAATTTTAAACAGGCTCTCATGAAAAAGAAAAAGATCAATACGGAAAGGCATTCATTCGCTGACATTCGTCTGATATGTAATATCGGAATAGGGTTTTATCGCCAGGATTACAGCCCAGAACACACCGGGCTAAAGGGGTATCAATGGGTAATCCTGTTGCCATTTTGTAAGATTGATTACACGAGCTTTATTATCGTGGATCTAAAACATAACATTGCTAAATCAGTTGAAAGCTTATGAGCTACAAAGAAAAATTCATCCAATACTTGAAGAGTAAAGACCTTATTTATTCTCAGAACGTCAAGACTGACTTGGAGGGTTTATTCGAGCAGGCGGACAATAAAATAAGAATCTTGCAAAATAAAGCAAACTCACTTGAAAGGCTGGAATTGGAAAATATGAACGACAACGAGCGGCTTCAGCAATTTTTGGAGCACTTAAAAAGAAATCCTCACAAACCATTTTAATATCAAATACGATGAAAAAGAAGGTTAAAACAAAAGAAGAGATCGAGGCCCACGAGCATGCCAAAATGCTAAAGAGGAGATTCAAAAGCCTCGTTACAAGCATTAAAAATAGCTGCGCCGAAAAGGGGCTTCATTGTATTGAGTTACAATTCGAGTTTCTGAAGAACAATCCGACAACCAAATTACCAAGCCCGCTCTTTAGTTATGATGAGCATATCAAAGCTTTTGAGGAGGGTATTGAAATGTATAAGGGTCTGCTGACAAACAACTAAAAACATGGAAGCAAGCAAATACGACAGCTGGACGGAAAAGGAGAAGATTGAAATAGCTTCCCGAACCCCTCAAATACAAGAAGCCGTTAAGATGCTTATTGGATTAATGGAAGATATTGAAGCAAAGAATTACATCGAAATGGATTTTGTTTTAAATGTAATGGGTGTAGATTTAGCTGACACAAAATTCAAGTTAAAAATACAGCGATTGCCTGTCGATGAACCCAAGAAAGAGGATCAGGAGGGATTAATATTAGAACTGTGCTCAGTTATTGGCGATTCAATAGGAACCGAAAGCGAGGCGATGGAAATCATTAAATCCCGTTTCACGATCACCCGTAAATCCAGCTCACAATAAAAATAAAAGATGAAATCGAAAGGATATTTTCAAAGACTAAAGAATCACCCTGGGGTTAACCCTGCAATTTTTATGACGATTTTATCTTTTGCAGCAGCCGCAAGTAATAATCATATATCGACCTTAAAGGGAGCCCTTATTTTGGGTGGCACCTGCGCTTCAATTTTTTGGGTTATAGTACTATTAACGAATTTTAAATCAAAATAAGCATGAATTTAGATCAGGCAAAAGAAGAAGTGGCGATAAAACACGGCTACGAAAATTGGACAACATTGTTAATAAAAATCCCAGACAGTGGTTGGTATAAATATTACGAAGAAGCTGGGAATTTGGTTATTTCCTCCAAAGACACCGAGCTATCTGACTATAAAGAAGCTCATGAGTCGAAACAAGAACTAGTTAGAGAGATTGGTAAAATATTGGATGGAGAAAATGCTGCAAAACAACCCTCTTTATGTGACCTGGTTGGCCCGATAAGGGATTTAAAGTCCGAGCTAGAACAGGCGAAGAAGGAAATAGAGGTGTTGAATGATCGATATAACAAATTGAACCATAGCTACAATGCTTTAGATGAAGTTTACAGGCAGGAAACTAGAATATGTCGTCGCCAATCCAAAGATATAGAAGAACTGAAGGCGATACTAAATTCAAATTCGCCAGAAGTTATGAAGTTTCTAAATAAAAATACAAAGGATAAAATATTGCTCAATTCAGAAATTGACAGGCTGAAAAAGGAAATCGAATCTTTAAAGAAAGAGCGGGATAAATTAAAATCAATGCAGCCTCATGGCGCAGAGTTTGAGAAATTAATTAGGAAGTCCAATGACTATAATAATTTACAGGCCGAACTCGACAGGCTAAAGGGGGAGATAAGGCAATTAAAAGGATTTAGGAAATGTAATGATTGCGAAACAGAATTTAAGTCCGATGGCCGTTGCCCAGAATGCAACCCACTAGGATGAAGTTTAACCATTCACCAAAAGAAAAGAGAGATGATAATCTGGAATTTTAAAAACCCGCTAACATTTTTTGCCTGCTGTATATGGAATCTATCAGAATATAGCGGGCTTTCGTTGCCGAATAAAATTGTTCCAATACTATTTGGTTTAGTTATTGGCAGGAAGGAGAAAGGGAAATGAACACAATATCTACGACAATAGAATACAATGGTGCTGTGATTAAAGTTGAGAATAATAAAGTATATACTCGTGCCTTTGGAACCACAATTTATAATCATTCAATGCATTGGAGTTGGATTGAAATAACAGATAAAATGACCAAATCGCTTAGGGATTATCTTAAGGAAAACAATTTATTTAACCCCAATCAGTAACAACCTAAAAACAGCCCCAATGGAAGAAAACAAACCAACAACTCAGGAAGTCATTGAAAAATATTTTAAGGACGAAAGGAATATATATTTCAGTAGCAGTGATTCACTTAAAGCAATTGAAGGCGATACTTATTTGACTTACAGAAAGACGGGTAAAATAGAGCTATGGTTTGGCGGAAATAATGGTGAATTTTGTCTGCTTTGTACAACTGATGGAAAATCTCTCGAAAACCTAATAAAAGCAATAATTTATCCCTAATTTTTATGCCACAAGAAAACGTGCTGACGCAATTAACCGAAGCTGAGATTGGGGCTCTTTGTATAATTGGACTATGCTTTATTGTTTTTATAATCGCATTAATATTTAAATCAAAATTGGACAAAAAATGACAACACAAAAAAAATTCAAAGTAGGGGATAAAGTTATAATCAATGGTGTTATAACAGAAATAAATACGAAAGAATCAGGGGATACACACCCCATTAAAGTAAGTTTTGAAACATTAAAACAATATGATTATGCCATGTGGTTTACCGAAACTGGTGGTTTTAACTACGGGCAGAAGCCGATATTATTCCACGCCAAAGAAATTGTAACTGTTAAAATATTTGGCAAGCAGGAGTTCAATCGAGCAATAGAACTATGCAAGAAAAATTTAAGAGCCAGCAGTAATGTTGCTCATCAAAGTGAAATATTCGATAACCTCAAGATAAAATGACAACAGAGCAGAAAAACGATTTAATTGCAGAACAACAATTAGAAATAAGAGAGCTAAAGAAACGGTGCAAGGAGAATAAAAAATTAAGCCATCTTATCAGCATGAAATTTATTGCAATTGGGCAACCGTTGAACGACAATTGTTTAAAATTCAACAAGAATCAACTGAGATGGTGTCAGGGGGTGTTAGACTTAGTAGAACAAATAACTTAGTTAAATGGAATCAAAAGAAATAAGCGACGATGAGATGATGAAAGATGCCAATAAATGGTCTCTATCATTTGACAGGATGGAGCAATTGACAGTTAAATCGGCTCATTATGCTGGGCAAAAATTAATGCTCAATAAAATCTCCTCCCTTATCCCTAAATGGAGAAAGGTGGAAGAGGGTCTGCCAAAAAATAAAAAACCAATAAGGTTGATGCTTTTAACTCACGACAATGAGATCATTGTTCGCCTTCTTAGTGAGACAAGTTTTATCGGTAGACGTGGTGAGGAAAATTCTATAAAAGAAATAGCTTCTCGTTGGATGCCCGAATCAGAATTGTTAAACCTAATACCTAAATAAATCATGGAAACAGCTGTACCAATAAAATTAAACGCATTGGCTCAAATTATATTCGAGAGAAACGTAGCATCCGGCTATTATAAATCAGAGAAAAATATCGGAGAGATGCTGGCCCTTATACATTCAGAAGTTTCAGAAGCCCTTGAAGCTGATCGAGAAGATAAATATTCGGTAGGAGCTTCTCGTAACATTCACGTAATTAATGGATGGGTGAAAGATTCTGATTTTCTTGAACATTACCAACAAGCAATAAAAGGTACGTTTGATGAAGAAATGGCCGACATAATTATAAGGGTGTTAGATCTTTGTGGATTTAAAGGAATTGATATTGCTGGCCATATCCATGCAAAACTAAGATATACCTCAATTAAGGGTAGAAACAAGAAAAAGAGTTACTAACTAAAAACCTAAAACCATGTGTACAATAACAGAAACAACTCATGTAGCAGAGCACGACATCTACGTAGAAAAACACGTCGAAATAATCGAAGGTAGAACCCTGTCAAGCCCCAGGGGATATGACTACGGCATCCATTATAAAGACAAGGAAGGAATTTATCATTCCTATCCTGAAGGCTCAAACCTGGGTAACGCCATCTTTATAATCCCAGCAGGAACAAAATACAGGTTTGATCCGCATCAAAACATCATTCAATCGGATAAAATAATGTTTGTTAAATTTAAAGAGAAATAAGATGGCTCCAGAACAAATACAACAAGAGTGCGAGAAAATGTATGCTCAGATAAACCTTTGCGAAGAGCAACTAAGTATTTTAAGAAAGATGTGTAAACATGAAAAGACATTTGTTGGCGATTATCAATGGAGATTGGGGTCTATTATACGAACAAAGCTTTGTAAATATTGTTTAACCCCTTTACAGCACTAGCCCCATGACACAAGAAGAAACAAAAGACAAGATTGATAAAATTTTAATGGATTATGAATTGGGTCTGGATGGGGAAAATGTTGTTTCGGGTTATTTTTCTCACCTAGCCGCAAGAAAAAACATTTTAAAGCTAATCACTACAACTAAAATAAGAATGATCGAGCAAATACAAAAATCATTTGATAACGACGGATTTATCGTCGGTAATATGTTGTTGAGCGATATGGTAAACGACTCATACGAAGAGCTCACTAAACTAGAAAAGAAATGAAAAAAGGAGATTTTGTTACAGACGGCAAGAAGATTATACTTGTAACCGGAGGAGGCAAGGAGCCATTTGGAGACATGGCTTTTTCGGGAGTTGTGGTGGAGACACTTCCTCTTTGTGACGACGGATCAGAAATTGGTTACTATTCTCGATCCTGGGCACACAACTCATTTTCTAAATCTGAAGTGTCTATTAGGGTCGCAATAAACGACGGCAGCAGCAGTGTTAAAAGGTGTAAAGAATGCTTACAAATAATTCAATGATATGAATACACAACTCCAATTTAGAAGCCCAGATCCGGGGAGATTAATTAAAATATTCGCTGCGCTACTTTTCTTTTTGTGGCTCTTCGGTTTATGCGCCTGCTCGCCCGAAAAACGACTCGCTCGAATCGTAAAGAAGCACCCCGAATTAGTTAAATCCGATACGATAGAGAAAATAATTGAAATCAGTATCCCAGAAATCGAGATTGACACCTCAAAGGAAATTAACCCGATTTACATCAAATCATTACTTGAGACGATCGAAAAGTACTCCAAAGGCATAGACAGCCCAAAAGGGGTCGAACTTAAACGAGAGGTCATAAATATAGTAAACAATGTATCGCTAATAAAAGACACAATGTCATTCACCGAGGATGGGGTTCTGGTTAAACTATGGCAGCATAATGGCCGGGTGAATCTGAAAATATTCAAGCCTGAAGAGAAAAAAGAGGTCAAGGTACCAGTTACAGTGAATACCATTCAGCCTGCGATCGAGTCCAAAAAATTTAATTGGGTTGCTTTTATAGCGGGGTTGTGCTCCGGAATAGCTCTCAGTTACTTTATTATAAAGCTTTTCATATATCTATTCAAACCTAAGTCAAACAATTAAAACCAGAAACCATGTGGATTAAAACAATCTTAACGCAATTCAAGAACAAAAAATTAACAGTGGCTGCATTCGTGGATGATGCACCATCAGTAAAAGCAGATACTTATCCAGAGCAGCCTTATTGGGTTTCCCTAAGGTGTGTATATGGATCGACGGTATTAAAGGATAGTGTTTTATTATGCAGCCTTGAATCTGCTCAGGATTTTGTGTCCAATTTTAATAGCTCAATGGCTATTTCTTTTCTAAAAAGGCAGTACAATAGGATCGTGGTTTAAAAACAATTCCTATCTTTGTCGAGCTATTAGTTAATACAATAAATCCTAAACGTGGTGTCATGCTGCTTTGAAGAGTAAAAACCCTGGGAACCCAATCTCAGGGTTTTTATTTGAACCCGTATTTTTCTAAGATGAGAAGTAATTTGTTTTTAAGCGAATCGGTTAACGGCTGAGTTCCGCTTAAAACCCTGTTGAGATATTGTTGGCTTACCCCTGCCTCCTGGCAAATCCCTGACTTATTTATTCCCGGTCTTTGGAAGAACTTTTTTATCCTTCCCAGGAGGTAATTGCTTTGTTTCTTCATTGTAAGGCGGATATATTATTTCAGTGAGTTTTGGGTCTACTGGATGACAAGTCGTTGTATTTATATTTTTTAACCTCCCGCAGGTTTGTCTTTTCCTTTTCATAATGCTGCTTTTAGAAAGCGTAGAAAAAGGTGACGGCATTTCTACCGCCACCCAGGTAATTACTTACCTTGCTCCTTTAGGATCTCGTCAAGCGATTTCCCTTTGGCGCATTTTACGTGAACTACATTCTCATGATCACTCATGTATAGCTCACTCTTCCCCAACCCCTTCTCCTTGTCCTTCCAATGCATCATAATTGGTTCCCCGCATACGACACACTTCGGCAAGGAAGTGATTGGTTCTACGCTTATTGTACTCATTTTTGGTTTGTTTTTAGTTAATAATTAAGTTAATAAATCCTAAGCTTTGAATTCTACGAGGAGTCCATATCGCCTCCTTTCTTTTTGAATTTGTCGTAAATCCAATTCCCTTTCGTATTCGGTCGATGCGTTATTACAATCTTCTTTTCTTCAGCAACATCAAACGGCCCCGGCCCTTCGATATCAGAAAGATCAACATCATCATTATAGCCTTTTCGCTTCCTGGAAGATTCGTGACCGTCTAATAAGTGATTGCCGTGAAAGCTCATGACAAAATCAGTTTATTAATAAGAGTCTCATCCTCATTCGGTCTGCTTTTTAATCCAAGCGATTCACTTTCACCGTAACACTCAGCGGATATTTTTGGCTCCAGATCGTCGGTAATAAAAACGTTGAATTTTACAAACCCTGCTGATATAGGATCGAACATCTTGAAGTCTGAGTGTTTCTGCCCTTCCGAAAATATGATCGGTAGGTTACCGGATGTGATGATGTATTTCTTTTCCATGTCAGTCGATTTTTTTAACGATGTAAATTCTTTTTGTCCTGTCCGGCATCTTCGGCGGATTCAAAAGCAGGTCCTTAACCTCAAGCTTAAAGATAACTCTTTTGGTTCTCCTGAAGAGCCAATCTAAAAAAGTGGGGCGCGGGCAATAGAAGGTCAGATTTCTTGTTTCGGCCATGTTGGTGTAGAAATACACACCTATTTGAAACGTGACAAGATTTTTCATGAAATCATCGCTTTCATAGCCTGGTTGAACATAAGATCCGCTAACAACGCTCCTGGAAATCTTCTCGATTTTAGATATTTCTTCCAGCGTAAATTCTACTTTTTCTGTATTCATTTTTCGCCTCCCTCCTGCATAAACGTTGAATCAAAATACGTTTCATTCACTTCATTAGTATCGGGATTGTAATAGGTATAACTCCAATCGTTGCAGTGTCCCCGCGGGGCAAAAATGTACCGATTCACTACTTCTACTTTGACTATAACCGAATCAGTACGCACCCTGACAGCGAATTTACCTTTTTGCACCCTCTTTATAAAAGGGCGGTCCCCAACTTTAAATCTGGGTGGATTTTCAAGCTTCCAAAGCCTTAATTCGATTCCATCCACAATTTTGCTGGTTTGATAAGTTAGTATCCCCATTGCGAGAATCAGTCCGGCAATGGTAATCATTAATAATGCTGTTTCCATGTTTTAGATATTAGGTTAATTTTTATTGCTATTTATATTTTGCATCCTCTTCCTCCATGAACTTAATAATCCTGTCCAATCGTTCCATTTCAGCAACAATAAGCGCCCCCGCCTTTTCAAGCTCCCGCCTTCTGGGGCCAATCCAGTTTCCAGGGGTATAATTTCCAGGCTTCCACCATTCAGCGCTCCATGATTGAGGCCAAACATGCTCTGGATTTACTTTGAGTAGCCTTTCCCTGGTATCCGGGTCAGTCGCATACATTGCCGCAGCGTCTGCAAGCTCTCCGTTTATATATTGATTATCTCGCTCAGGGGTAAAATGCTCGTCATTAATTTGCCTGAGACGTTCTTTTTGAATGGACCACAACGGGGATTCAGCTAAAAATTTCGGCTCTTTCATACGCATTGGATCTACATTGAAAAGCTTATAGGATAAGTAACCAAGTAAGCAGGCCACAGTAAATCCTACCGTGAAGCCGTACCCTGTCATAAAAGCTTCTAACGGCTTTTGGCTGCCAACAAAAAGGTTAATAATAAAGAACATCACTGGTGGGATGTGAAGATAGACCAGTATTGCTAATAGTTTTTTCATGATTTTTTATTTTAATTGTTTTCGATAAGCTTCACTCTTTATTTTCCTGGAAAGCTCCTGGGCCCTCATAAAATCCTCCCGCTCTTTTTCTGTAAGGTCAGATAAAAGCTTAAAATTATTCGGGTCGCTCACCAGTAGGTCATTTGCAGTTAAAAAGGCTCTGAAAAATACCGCATACTCCTCTTTGAATAAACGAAAGTAAATTGCTGCCTTTGACTCAATTTCAACATACTCCGATGCAGTGCACTCGACTAATACTCCGCCTCCCATCTTCTTTGCTTCTGATTTATTTTTAAGCACGTAAAGGTTCAATTTAACATTCGTTGTTTTAACAAACTGATTAAAAAGTGGAATTTGATCTTCGGTTATGTCAAAGAAATACTCATTTCGCTTCTCGCTTTCAAGATCCTCAGGGTTAATCCCATGCTTTCGCATTAAAGCCTCAAGCATTTCGGATGCGTTTTGCTTCTCACCTCCCACGCCTTTATCGGCCAGGGCCTTTAATTTCTTTGCTAAGTCAATGAATTTGGTCATGACTTCAGGATTAGTTCGAGTAGCTTATCTTTTAACACCTTGTTCTCCTCTTCTAATTGCCTTATTCTCATCAGGTGTTTAATAGGTTTCCCTACACGTGGAGCCCGATCGGTTCCGGCCGATTCCCCCTGGTTTATGAATCGAGATAGTGTTTTGGATTCGATCAGTCGTTTAAATCGCTTCTTCCATCTATGAAACGACGAGACAGAAACATTGTTTTGTTTGCAATATTCTATTATTTCGAGTCCGCTGGCGGCATCCGGGATACCTGTAACAACTCTTATTTTTTCTTTTTTATCTAATCTTGGTTTCATATTGCTTGGCTTTAGTTAATATGTTTGCTATTGGTTTTAAATAATGGCCGTCTTTCCGACCTGTCACTATTTTAAAGCCTCCTGGGAATTGTTTTCCCGCGTTCGTGCCGTGCCCTTTGGCTCGCAACCTATTCGGCTTCAGTTGTGACACCACTCTTATTGCATCCGCAGTGGTCGCTTCTTAAAAGAGTACCGCCCACCTTTCGGCAGAACGGCACTCGTCAGAGTTTAAATGGCCCCTTGTTTGGCCCACTCAAGCAATTCATTATCGTCGCATTCAAATAGCCCCATGTTGAAAAACATCATATCCCCACTTCCATCGCCCCACCAGTCGCTACACATTTTAATAGCTACGGTGCCAGACGCTTTTATTGTTTTTGATATTCCAGACATAAGGCCAGAAAATTGTTTATTCTTATCAAGGTTGGTAGAGTACCCGCATGCGTAAGCGGTCTCTGTGCTTGATCCAAATTCAATATCGCAATCTCCCCAATATCCATTAATAATAATGAGCTTGATCGCTTCAATTTGTTTTTCAGTGAAGATCTTAAAGTGTTCGTGTACCATTTTGACGAGTTTTAATTGGTTTGTATGAAGCAAATGTAATACAAGGACTCACAAGGTTCCAAATTCTGAACCTATTATTTTTAAGCAATCAATATAACTTATTGATAACTACCTCAATAAAATTCATTTATCACATGACCGTCACATAAGATTTGGATCATATACCTAATATCAGGTCAATATCCTACTACCCTGAATACCCAAAATGCACAAAGTGCACCCGTGCAATATCATACCGGTCCGCATGCGCATCCCATAAATCCCACCCAATAACCCATAAAAACCCAAAAAGTTGTCGCAATCACACCCAAAGGCATCTACTTGCGACATAAATTTGCTGTTTTTGAATGGTTTTGTACCTTTGAAGAAGGTTAATCTTTTTAAAACCATAATTATGCCAAGAGGATATAGGGCCGACGGCACGCCTACAGGTGGATCAAGAGGTGGAGGAAGGCCAAGCAAGGTTGAGGAGGATAAGCTGCGTAGGCTCGCTTTGAGTGCTATTGCAAAAGAATACGGCTCAGAAACTAAATTCTGGGAGGACCTGGCCAAGAAAAGCAAAAACAGTTTCCCGCATAGAAAACTATTGATGGAATACACCTATGGTAAACCAAAGGAGAGAATTGAGCTTGATATACCGCAAGATTCTATTCCTTTAGTTGATTGGGGGCTTCCTGAAAAGGAGAACAGGGGTAAAAAATGATTCTAAGGAACCCAAAGTTTGGATCTCTTTATAAGTCTAAGGCTCGTTACAACATTGTTACTGGTGGAAGAGCGAGCGCTAAAAGTTTCGAGGTAGGAACGCTTACAACCCTTCTAACCTTCGAGCAATTTCACCGAATACTATACAGTAGGTTTACAATGTCCTCAGCTGAGATTAGTATCATCCCTGAATTTAAAGATAAAATGATGCGGATGGATGTTGAAAAGGTATTTAATTTCTCCGGCAACATCGTAACAAACAAGAGGACCAATAGCGAAATAATATTTTCCGGTATAAAAACAAGCTCAGGAAATCAGACTGCGAAACTAAAATCAATAGCAGGCGTTACCACATTCATAGTTGACGAGGCTGAGGAGTTTGAGTCTGAAGAAGATTTTGACACAATAGACCTTTCTATTAGAACAAACATTGCCCAAAACAGGGTAATAATTATCATGAACCCGTCCCATAAGGATCACTGGGTATACAAAAAGTTCATTCGCGATAGCCATAAGATAATTTATATTGATGGGGTTCCGGTAGAAATATCCACTCATCCGAATGTGAATCATATACACACCACCTATCTGGACAACATTAAAAACGTCAACAAGAGTTTCCTTGACATCGTTGCCCAAATGAAAAAGGATAGCCCTTCTTTATACGCCCACAAAATCATAGGCCAGTGGCTTGAGGTTTCTGAAGGGGCGATCTTCATTAAGACTAAAATGAAGTATTACAAGATCGCTGAGGCCCTGGAAAAAGCTTTTGAATCCGTTACGGCATACATTGACGTAGCCGATGAGGGGACCGACTATCTCGCAATGTTAATAGGAAAGAACATCGGCAGTAAAATATATATACCCGAAGTAGTTTACAGCGACAGTAACACTGATGTCACGCTCGCATTATGCGCTGAGGCGATCAATAGGAATAAAGTTTCTTACTGTAGAGTAGAGAGTAATTCTATGGGAGGTATGTTTGGTAAGCAACTCAGGTCATTGTGTCCAAATTGCATGATTCTTTTAGTGGCAAGCACTCAAAATAAGCACACCAGGATTATCCATGATGCTGTATTCGTTACTGAGAACTTTGTTTGGCTGGAAGAAAAGGAAAGGCCCCCAATGTATCAAAACTTCATGAGTGATTTATTTCTTTACACTAAGGATAAAGAATTCAAGAGAGACGACGCGCCGGATGCTTCCACCGGTCTTGCAATATTCATAAGGAGCCTTTACGCTCACCTGTATCCGTGATTACCTCAATCCTAATTCGGTCCTTAAAATAGCCATGGCCTCCTCCTTTGTCATTAAAAATGCCGCAATGGAAGCCGTAAGGGTGTCTACCAGTATTTTTATACTCTGCATACCCTTCAACTTAAATTCCTTCATGATGTCAAGATGTTCGTAGGAAGCCCTGAGCCTTTCATCTTCTTTGAGTCCAATGAAAGCGCCTAAATCTTGCATGTCCAAATCTGCCCAGGGCTGTACGGCGTCCTGGTAAGTTTGAACATACCCCATCCGAACATTCTCATAAGTAGCAGCATTCGCGGCAGAGGCAAATATATTCGAGTTCATTCTAAGGGAGTCGATCAATACAAGGGTGTTCTTATCAATCTGCTCAATGAGCATTAACTCCCTGGTTGGGTATCCGAATGCTTGCCACTTCATTGCAGCTTGAGAGATAATTACACTCGCTTGATCTTCGCCTATTCCGTGTATCTCATGGAATTTTTTATAAAGTCTTTCTCGCTCCTTTTCTGTAACCGGCACGCTTCCGAACTCCCCCTTGCCAGTATCGGCAGTAAGTGCCCCGATAGCTCCTCTCTTAGCGCTAATCGCGTAAAGGTATTCGTAAGCTTTATTGATATTTGAAATCGGCATCTTATAGCCCTTGAGCGCGCTATCGCCTAAAAGATCATCATCAAGACTAGGGATCCTGGTCCAAAGGATTTCTTCTTGCTTAAACCTTCTTTCAATTCCTTTTCGGTCCCTGTATTGGTATTCCGACACCACGCCAGCCATTGAAGTTTGATCAAAGAATTTACCGGTAAGTATCGGCTGAATGAATACCGGTGAGATATTTCTCATTGAGACGGGATACGTGTTCAATATCGGAGCGACTACATTTTTGTAGGTGAATAGGTTTCCGTAAATGATCTTGAATTGAATTCTTTTGTACATGAACTCGTTAAATCCCTGGCTGAAATTTGGTTTATCGAGCAACTTTCTCAGTGGCTCATCCTCCACAATTTCCCACAATACCCCACTTTTTGATTTTACTTTCCGCTCCTTGAATACCTGCATGTTGCTATACATGGAGAACAACCTATCGAATACAAGCTTTACCTGTGGGGTCTCGTAGTATACCTCACCGGGTTTGTCTGTATCAACCCAAACAGGGCCTTGCATTCCCATTATCCAATTTGAGCGGCCCCAGAAATTTTGTCCGAAAAGTTTTGAGAGCGGGTAAAAGATGTTTTGAAGGAAACCCATGATTTTTTATTTAGGTGAAAATTTAGGTAAAATTAAAATATTTATTTTACTTTTGCTCTGAATAAAAGATTGTTGTATGAAAGACCAATCAAAAACTCCACCCAAAAAAGACAAATTGACCCGCGAAGAGGTATTAAAAATCAGGCAGGAGAAATTTGACAAGATCAAAAAACAGGAAGTAGTTAAGAAATGAAATACTCCGACGAATTAAAATCTCGATTCAGGGACCTTGTTAAGAACAAGGCTAAGTACATAGCTCTAAAAAAAGCAGAGTCGAAAGCTTGCGATGTCGTTGAAGCTGTTTTTGATACCGACTACGCTGTTTCGAAGATGATCATTAGTTCGAAGGATGATAACATGGAGGAGGGGATTATAAAGCGAACGATCGTTGGGAATACATACGGGTGGATGGACTCCCACAAGGATGTTCATATACCAGGGATTTTCACCAAGAGTATTAACGAGAACAAAAACATGTTCCACCTACATGATCATGAGTTTAAAATCAACTCTGAGGTAGGGGACCCGATAAAAACATACGAGCAAACAGTTCCGCTAAAGGCTTTAGGGATTGATAAGAGAGGAACTGCTACAGCTCTATTAATGGACAGTGCAATAAAGAGGGAATACAACTCCAAAATTTTCAATAAGTACTTAGCTGGTAAAATAAATCAGCACTCAGTTGGAATGATTTACGTAAAAATGTATCTTTGCGTCAACGATGATGAGTTTAAAGAAGAGTATGCAAACTGGAAAAACTACATACCTTACGTTATAAATGAAGATGATGCTCTCGAAAACGGTTATTTTTGGGCCGTTACAGAGGCTAAACTTATAGAGATTAGCTGCGTACTGGCTGGCAGCAACGTCTTAACTCCTACAATGCCAGTAAAAAGTTTAGGTGAGCCGGATGATTCCACTCATTTGAGAAACCCAGAGCCGGGAGCCCCCACTCAAATTGATTGTGAAAAATTATCCAAACACTTAAAACTTGATTCATGAAAAAACAACCAGGTGGGCTCTTAGGAAATAAAATCGCCCGCGAAAAGAAAATCAGAAAATTTTCCCTCACGGTTATTGGAATTGTACTGTTAATGATTGGGGTGACCTCAGTCAGTCTTTATAATTCTGGTAAGACCGTTAACGCCAACACGTCTACTGCTCTTGCAATCGGACTAGGCGCAGCCTTTTACCGAAACAAAGATGATCAGGGTGGAGGTGGAACAGTGGCCGAGCCTACCGAAGCAGAAAAGAAGTTGCTTCAAAAGATCGGTGAAGAGTCCAGAAAAGCGATTGATGAATACAAAAAGGGCGATAAGGAAGCCAAAGAAGCCTTCGAAAAAAAGATTGCTGATCTTGAAACCGAGCTCAATAATAAGTATAAGGATCTCGGCATCGAAAAAACAAACGAGGCGATCACTACTCTTGCGGCTGAATTGAAAGCCATGAAAGAGGAAGGGGTTGGAAAAGAAAAGCCAAAGACATGGTATCAGCAAATCTTTAAGCAGTTTAAGGACCTTGATTTTACCAATAAGTCTAAGACAAGAGATTTCCAGCAAAAAATCGAACTGAAGGTTGCGGCCTTAATGACGATTGAAACCCATATCGTGCCTGCAAATGGCTACTCAGTTAACGTAAACAACTTCATTGACCAAGAGATTGGCGAAGTTCCAAAACCAGCCAACTTCATCTTGGGGTTGGTTACCGTAGAAACTCAAAGCGGGACTGAAAAAATCTGGTGGTCAGAAAGAAATACCGAAGAAGGTGACGCTACGTTTATTGGAGAAGGAGACTTGAAACCTTTGATCTCTGCTAAATACGAAACCAAATCAGCTAACATTAAAGAGGTTGCTGAAAGATGGAAGTTTACTAACAGATTTATTATGCATACCAACCGAGTTGTTAACGACTTCCGTGAGCATGCAAACGAATTAATGGAGCAGGAAATCGACACTCAGGTTTTATCCGGTGACGGAACTGGTGACAACCTTTCTGGTATTGCAGATCAGGCTTCAGCTTTTGTAGCTCCTGCGGAACTTGCAAACTACTACACAGACACAAACATCTGGGACGTTATCAACGCTGTATTAATGCAGGTTATCCTTGCAAATTTCACTCCTACCGCAGTTGTCCTCAACTCGGTTTGGAAAGCCAAAATGGCTGGAATTAAAGACGCAAACGGTGTTTATATCGTGCCTCCTTTTGTTTCTCCTTCAGGAGATACCATTAGCGGGGTTCGAATGGTGTTCTCAAACAAGATGCCTGCTGGTGACATCCTGGCTGGTGACCTTACAAAATTCAAAGTGGTATTCTCTGAGCAAGTGAGATACGACATTGGCTATGAAAACGACGACTTCTCTAAAAACCTCGTGTCTAATAAACTCGAAGCGTTCTTAGGAACTTACATCAAAGCTCCGCATGTACCCGCGATTGTTTATGATGACATTGCTACTATTACCGCAGCGATCTCCGCTCCTTAATAATAAATCCCCCAGGGTGAAATATCCCTGGGGTTATTACTAACAATCAATTTTTAAACCAATGGCTAAAACAGAAAAAGAAAAAGCGTCTGCCGAACCTGTAGGATCTGCAATTGATGCTAAAGGCATTCAAAAGAAAGCGGCTCAAGAAAAAAGGGTAATCAAATTGAATGATCGAATCCCTTTGATCATCTTGAAAGACCACAAGCAGTACAAGAAAGGCCAGAAGATTGCCCCTCACAGAATTTATGGAGAGGCGCTTTTGGAGGATGGTATCGCTGAAAAGTGGGACAGAAAAGCAGAGCGTGAAGCTGAGGCAGCAGAAAAGAAAAAGAGAAAAGAGGTTGCAGCCTAATCTCAAATCCCCGGTTAACGCCGGGGTTATTTTTAATTAAAAGAATTTACTAACAAACTATTAACAAAAACAAAAAGACATGAAAAAGATAATCCTCATTTTATTCTCAGCGGTTCTTTTTTTGAATGCTGACGCACAAACCAATGTATTCGCCATGAACGGCACTGATACAGTTGTAAATACATCTACAGTTAACCTGGACATTACGGCCACTACAGACAACGCGATAATTTCTTTCCAATTGGTGACGACCAAATTGACTGGTACCGTTGCTGGTACATGCGCAATTCAAGCAAGCTTGGACGGGACAAATTATTTCCCTATTAACACAGTAAGTCCAATCGGTGGAGCGTATGCAGACACAGCTACAATTACCAACGTTGCAACCTTTACCTATAATTGGACGGACAACCCGTTAAAGTACAAATACTATCGACTAAAGGTTGTTGGAAGCGGTACAAGCACCTATGTAGTAGCAGGCTACGCGCAGGGAAGGAGACCGTAATTCATGGGGGTTTTAATTGATAGGGCTGATTTTGTCGGCGATGTCAAGCTGGCCACAAATCAAAATACTGAGGCTGATGTTGACGCATATATAAGCCAATGGGAGGAGTTTTACTTGAGAGAGCTACTTGGAGTAGAGTTGTATGCTCTTTTTAAAGCCAATCTCACGGGGCAGGTCCCTACAGATCCTATTTACCTTAACATCTTTAACCCGATTGTTTCTGACGATATAGACGGCCAAAAATACAATAGTATCGGAATGAAGAAAACCATTCTAAATATTTTGTGGTTTTTAATCGTCCGAGATACAAAGGCGAAGTTTTCTACTGGTGGGCCAGGTGTTCACGAGGTGGAAACAATGAGAGAAGAGTCCTACGATCGCGCAGATATTTACAGGAGATGGAATGATGCAGTAGGTGGCGCTGAGGCGATACAGGCTTACATCAAAAACAAACCAGACATATACCCAACTTATAAAGGCTCTTGCAATGAGTTTCAAATAATCAGCCTGTTCCTATAAAATGGCAAAAGCGAAATCCATAGAAATCATCCGAACCATTGTTGAGTCAATGGTTTTTCGCTTTATTGGGATAGATATTGAAGATAATCTTGATGGGACCTGGACGCTTTCAACCTGCGCAACCTATCAGCTTCACGAAAACATGCAGATCACAATTGACTCGGTTTTGTACACCGTTGTTTCAGTTGTTGATAACGAGAGTGTTAAATTAAAAGGAGCCTCAGAGCCTCCGCTTGAGTTCAATATTCCAGCGCCTAAATTTTTTCATGGAACGGTTACCCAACAAAACCTCGAATTCTCTGACATAACGGATGCGAGAAACAAGGTTCCTTTTGTTTACTTACTTGAAACCTTCAGAGAGAGAGAAAACGACGACAATAATCTTATTGATCGGGTTCTTTTTGGCAGATTGTTTTTCATGACCACGGCCGATAATGCGGCATGGACCACTGATCAGCATTACGAGAAGGCAATTAATGCGATGGACAACCTTAAAAATGGGTTTGTCTGGGTAGTGAATAACCGCCTCAACCGGTCTATGGATAAGATCCGAGAGCGAGATATTATTCGCCACCCGAAATTTGGAGTAATAGGATCGTTAGGCACAACAAAGGAAAAGAAAGTGACGCAGGTTTTTGCTGATGAATTGAGTGGAGTTGAGCTTGAATGCGACCTGGGGATAAAAAGAAATATGGATTGTTCGGACTTTTGTTTGACCGAGGCGATTGTTTGTGAGCCGGTGCTGATACTTGATCAGGATGGAGATGTATTTGAGACCGTTCCTAGTGGCGGTACATTTGACATTACGGTTTTCGACACCATTGAGGACGACCCGGATTTGAATGATGAGAGTATTGTTGAAGATATTGTAAACCAATTGTAATGCCTACTATTTATAAAACAATAAAACTTATTTACAAGGATCAAGCCTGGTTCGATGAGAATGCTACGCTTGTTTTAAAAGCTGGCCAGACAATTTACCTTGCCGAGCCAGATACAAATACCCCGACCGCTCCCAAATTTAAGCGTGGGGATTCGGTAAATCAGCTACAGAATCTTGTTTTTAATGATAGCGGTGGCGGCTCTGGCGTCCAGAGTGTAACCGGTCCTCCTGTTGACAATACTGATCCTGAAAACCCTGTTGTTAATGCTCCCACCCAGGCATCATTCGACGCATTAAATAGCTATGTTTTAGATATATTAGCTGGACAGGTGTCTGGCCATATTGCTAATACAGCAAATCCACACAATACAACAAAAGCGCAAGTTGGGCTCGGTAATGTTGACAACACGGCCGACATCGACAAACCTGTAAGCACTGCCCAGGCTGCCGCAATTGCTTCGGCTGTTGCCGGCCTAATGGATTACAGGGGCGTATTTGATGCAAGTGTAAATGCTTATCCTTCTTCAGGGGGATCGGGCACTGCTGGCGCAATACTAAAGAGTGACTTTTGGATTGTGTCTGTAGCTGGAACCTTGCCTACTGGTTTAGTTGTTGAGGCAGGAGATTTGGTTATTGCAAAGATTGACACGCCTGGAAATACGCAAGCAAATTGGAGCATTATCCAATACAACATAGGATACACACCAGAGAATGCAGCTAATAAAGCTGCTACACTTGTAGCAAGCTCAACTCAATACCCAAATAACGACGCAGTAATTGCGGCTCTGCTTTTAAAATCAAATCTAATTGCACTTGTTGGATCAACAGCAGCGGCCAGAGGAGACAATGTTACGCAGTATCATGGCAAATTATTAGGTGCTTCGCCTGCTACAACAGCTACCAATAGAAGGTTTCAGTTCATGAGGGCAGGAACAATAACCCACATATTGTATCAAATATCAGCTACCAATGTTCCTTCAAATGAAGCCGTGCCTTTAAGTTTAAGACAGAATAACACAACAGATCACTTTCTCACTAACATAGATTGGTCGGTAATTGCGGCAAACGTTCCAAGCGCTATTTTAATTCCGTTGGCCACTCCGGTTACCGTAAACACAACAGATTATTATGAGCTAAAGGAGGCAACGCCAGTGATGGGAACTAATCCAGTATCGGCGACTTTAATTGTAGAATTTTTAACTTTGTAAAATGGAAGATACAGCAGAAGAAACTTTTAATCATCCAACACAAGGAGTTCTCGTAAAGAAGTCGGTTTATACTTTTGATGAAACGATTTACCCTACGGTTCAAGATGCAATTATAGCAAGGGCCGCATTTGTATCGGAGTTAAATGTTAGACAGGGGTTGTTCGATCAGGCTGTAATTGATTTACAAAACAATGTTATCACGGAGCAGCAGTTTTTGGTTATTAAGAACGGATTTATTTTGTGGCAGGAAACAGCGCCTAAGGGGTGGACAAAGAAGGATCCGTTTATTGAGGCCTCAAATGATGATGTGGATTTTAAGCAAAAGGCTTTTCTTAATGCAATGATTTTAAATAGGACAATATGATAACATTAAATGGAGTAAACGACAGAATAGTAGCAGTCGTTCAGATCGCACAGGCTACAAACCCTGTATCCATCGTTACAGGATGGAGAGTTGTGGGCCTGGTAAAACATATACCAAACGGTGCTGGATTTAATATAGCGGATTCAAACCCGGTTATTATAGTCCCCGCTCCGATATTGGGTGAGCAGCATTTGGCGGAATACATTTCAGTGTCAAACGACGATACAATAGCACACCCTGTAAATTTATTTTGGGTTTCTGGTGCAAATAGCTATCGTTTAAAATCCATTACATTGGGTGCGGGAGAGAGCATGGAATATAACGGACGTGAGTTTAAAGTGATGTCAAGCAACGGTGCGGAAAAGATGATATACCAAAACGGAGTAAGCCCAATAGGAACAAACGTTAATATGGTGGTTGTGCCCAATGGTCCTGGCGTTGTAAACAATAACGCAATAGCAAACACCATGCAGGACATTACCGGACTACAATTTGCTGGCATTGCCGGACAAAAATATTGGTTCAAACTGATGTGCGATTATTCTGCTGCTTTGGCTACTACAGGTAGTAGGTGGTCAATAAATGGGGAGTCTGCACCAACCGAATTAACATACGATTCAGATTATGCATTAACAGTAACAACAAGGACAATTAACCCAAGCTTAAACGCATACGATTTACCTGCTGCTGTAAATGCAACCACTCCGTCGTTAACAGGAAACATAGCAATAGTTGAGGGCTTCATAAGGCCCGCTGCTAATGGCTTAATAAAAGGCAGGTTTGCTTCTGAGGTTGCGGGGTCTGCGATCACAGTAAAACCAGGGTCTTTCTTACAATGGCAACAATTAACATAAAACAAAAACAATGAAAAAGCTACTATTTATTACCGCGATTTTAATTTCTTTTCAGGCAAATGCCCAGGATAGTTTGTTTAACTGGTATGCAACATCTGACATGGAGCTACTTCCTAATACCCACTATTTCGCAATCGGCTACGATGTGAATTCTACGGGCCCAAAAAGAAACATTATTCTTTTGAGGGGACAGCAAAAGTTTAGCATCTTATGCGACTCTTTAGATTTGAACGGTACACTTATAACGCCTCAGCGCATGGCCGCTACTCAGGCGGTTGTAATAAAATGTCAGGCGTTTACGGCCCAGGATATAGTTGACTGGAAGGCTACTGCCGGCATGGTTGATACATTGCTCGATACCAATTTACTCGCTACGAGGTATTGGGTTGCCTCTCAAAACTTTTTAGTGGACACAAATCAATCCTCCTTTTCAAAGGTATCAAACCAAGAAGAGCAGCCGTTTGATTTGGATGACACTTCGCTGGTCGGCGGACTATCTGCCGCACTTGTGTTGATATTGGGAATGTTTGTGCATCTTAAAATTGCGATCGGCAAATTAAAAAAGTAATTGCTTAAAAAGATTTTCAATAAAAGCGTTTTTATATCAAAAAGTAACTTAAATTTGTAATCATCAAACACTAACATCTAAATCAAAAAATTATGGAAGCTTGTGAATGCGGCAAAAGTTTAGGCAATACCGGTGAGCCAAACTGCCAACCCATTTTTAAGGACCTCAAAAAACTTATTGTAGTGCCGATGCAGGCCGACGACGGCACGGATAACTACATTGATCTTGATACCCCGATCACTCAGTCAATTATTGACGGATGGATAAACAATGCAGATCCATCTAAGCGATTTTACCCGCTTCCGATTATGGAAGATGTTGGCGGCGAAAGGGCTGCAAGCTTGGTTCAAACCTCCGCCGGTGGAACAAAGAACCGATTAAAGCAAGGCGAAAGAACAGCAAACGGCAGTTTGTGGAATCAGTCTCCTCAGTTCTTAGGCCAGCTTGAAACAATGGCATGTAGGAAGATTGGAATCTTCATGATGGACTCTGCCGAAAGCATTCAGGGCACCAAAAAAGAAGCCTTCCCGCGAAGGTTGTATCCAATCAGGGTGAATGAAAATTCATGGGATCCAATTCTAGTTTTTGCTGTTGATGGAACCAATACTCAAATGATCAACTTAGCATGGGATTTCCATACTTCAGAGCAGGATAAAAATCTTCGAATGATCATTGCGAGCGAGTATGTAGGAGACCTTTATACTCAAGACGGATTGCTGGATATTTTCGCAGAATTCAGCGCAATTACCACCACTGGGTTTACCGCTAAACTCTTCAGTTTATACGGAACAGCGGGAGAAAGTCAGCCTGATACTGGACTACTGATCACTGATTTTGACATTAATAATGTCACCGATGATTTACCAATTACTATTCTTACAATGACAGAAAGTCCCGACGGAACCTATACGTTTACTTTTGCTGCGCAGGGCGCCGGAGAGGATTACCAGTTGATTCCAAGTAAAACAGGAAGAGACTACACTGCCGTAAGCGATGAGGTAATTCCAGGATAATTTAACCTTTAAAAATAAAAGACATGGCTAATAAATTTGTAAAAATAGGCAGTACTTCTTATTCGGAGGCTGTCACAAAAATGACCAGGGATGAATTTGTAAAGATTCACTCTGCCGACGAAAATGCCGGTAAAAAATACGACATGGCCGTAGCGAAATTCAAGGCTCTTGAAGCTGAAGAAAAGGCTAAGGACGCTAAGAAACCCGCTAAAGAAGCGGCTAAGTCCGATTCAGCTAAGGCCGAAGAGAAAAAATAATTGGTTTGTATTTAGTAAGATCAGCCCTGCTCTTTTATAAGGGCAGGGCTTTTTGTTAATACTTTGTTTATAAATTATGTGGTCGTTAAAAAGATTGGCGCTGAATGGAACTAAACTTAATCGAGAAAAGGCTTTCTACGAAACCATTAAATTTAAGTACATCCAAAATTTAGCTCTCGATCTCAATAGGAAAGATCAGCTATTCGAAAAAGGAACCGACGCTGCCGGTGACGTTATAGGGAGATACAGCCCAACGACAGAAATTTTAAGCGAAGGAAAGACTTTTTCGTTTCAAGGAGAAAACAAAAGAAAGATTGCGGGAGAACCTTTGATGTTGTATGATACCGGAGATTTTTTTACCTCGTTCTCCGCTCAAGCCACAAAGGACGGGTTGATTATAAAGGCGGATTCAATACTTCCCGACGGTCGGGACTTAACTAAGCAATATGGTAAAGAAATTCTGGGGCTCAATAAAGAAAGCAAAGCAAAATTTGCTCAAGAAGCTAAAAAGCCCTTCGTCAGAGAAATCAAAAAGCAATTCCTTAAAGGGGTTAAGTGAAAAATACTGGACCAGTATCAAGGAAATGCCAATGTATAACTGGAATAAAATACATGAGGATGGGGATTTTAGGTATTTAATGAGGGACATAAAAGGGTATATTGACGATAAGGCGGCAGACGCTTTGAAATCACTTCAGAACGATCACATAAAATGCTTTGGGATTGACAACAGGTATATTGATTACAAGAAGGCACAAAAGAAAATAGAGCTTCTTTATATTCACCAGGCGTTAACCGGAGACAGGGGAAATCAGATTTTAATATCAGCGGCAGAGCTCAAATTAAAATCAATGTACGGGAAAGAAAAGAAGGATTCTTTAAACAAAGTTCAAATCTCCATCGAAAAACATTTGGGATTTAAGCTAAATTTGAAGGAGATAAGTGTTTTTGAGTACGGATGTTATATCCGGGATCTTATTCAGGAGGTAGCAAACAGAAAAGCCAGTCAAAGAAAATGAGGACTGAAAGAGAAAAAAAAGAAGCGAGGCTTGAGAATTTATACAAAATAAGGTCTCAAAAAGCGGGGTGTTTACCATGCGGCAGAGCTATAAATGGGAAGATAAGGAAGATTGAAAGAGAGTTAGCACTTATGGATGAGGCCGAAAAGGTTATAAGTTCAATGCAAACCAGCAATAATTAATTTGCGAATCAATGGCAGAAAGCGAAAAATTAACGTCTGACGACATAATTCAGGACAATGCCCTCAAGCCAACAATTGAGGACTCTGAAAAGCTTTTGGCTAATGTCAACCTATTAATTGCCGGATTTAAAAATCTTCTAAAGGCTTCAGAAAAAGTTTTTAACGGACCCAGAAAGATCGAGACGGCTGAGGACATTGAAAAGTTAAACGAGGAACTAAAGAAAAGTCAGCGCGCGCGCGAGGGGTTGAGTGTTGCGCAGAAAGAAGCTATAAAGTTAGAGGAGCGACTCGCTAAATTAAGATCAGAGGAGGCGATCAACAACGAGAAAATAAAAATCCAAATATCAGAACAGGCGAAAGCTAACAAACAGGCGGCTCGTGAAAAGCTTGGATTGGTTGGGATTTACGATCGTGAGAGCAGGCGATTAAACGAGCTTCGAAAACAATATAAGGACGTAGCCGTATCTCAGGGTATAAACAGCAAAGCGGCAAGGCAGCTTGCAAAAGATGTAAATACTCTCGATAAAAGCCTAAAAGATGTTGATGCCAGCGTAGGCCAGCATAACAGGAATATTGGTAACTACACCAGCGCATTAACTATGCTTCCTGGCAGATTTGGACAGGTGGCTTCCAGTGTTAAGGATCTGAGCGGCCAGTTTGTAAGACTCCTGGCTAATCCGATCGTTCTTTTTATCGTGGCTTTAACAGCTTCGGTGGTTGCTTTAGTAAAAGCGTTTAAGAATACAGATACAGGAGCCCTGGCATTTGAGAAAATAATGGGGCGCGTAACTGCTACGGTAGACGTTATCCTGCAAAGGCTTGGTTTATTGGCTAGTGGCATAATTGATTTTTTTAGCGGAGATTTTACCGAAGGGAAAGAGAAAATTACAAGGGCGTTCGCAGACATTACCGATCAGATAAAGGAAGCCAATGCTGCATCGGATGAATATTTAGATACTCTTGATGCCATCGAAGAGGCTGAAACGGCATTCATTAATACTCGCGCAGCAAACAATAAAAGGGTTGCGCAACTTAAATTTACAGCAGCTGATAAGAGTCTATCTATCCCGGAAAGAAGAGCGGCCCTTCAAGAGGCAATTAAATTAAGCAAGGAGGAGTTTGCCCTGGATGTTCGGTTTGCCAAAGAGAAATTTGACGCCCAGGTTAAAAACCAGGCGGCCAGAATTGGTGTTGAGGAAAAGTTTTTAAGGGACTTCCTTGCCTTGAATGGTGACCAAGCAGCTGCTGCCGTTGATCAGGATACAAGAGCAAGAAAGATTAGGGAGTTTAATGCAGGGGAAACAGAGAAGCTATTGGAGGACCTGTTGGCTGCTCAAATCAGCGCTGACCAGAAGTTTTTTGAAGAGAATAAGCGAGCAATCAGCACGCTATCTTCGCTTAAAGATGAAGAGTTTGAGCTATTGCAAAAGGAAAAGGAAAGGGAAAATAAATTTATTGAGTCTGAAACCCAAAAGCAGTTAGCCGCAGAAGAGCTTAGATTTGAAGCTGAATTTCGTGACGCGCAAAAGAACAATGAGAATTTAATTTCAGTGGTGGAGGCGCATGAAAAGAACAAGGAGAAGATAATTTCCGATGCTTTCAAGCGCGCGCAGGAAGAGGCAAACAAACAAGGGGACGAGAAATCAAAACAGGTCGAAGAGGATTTGACTAAGGAATTAAAGCAGCTTGAAAAACAGCAGGAGGCTATACAAAAAACAAGGATTCTATTAACAAAAGAAGGTAGCAAAGAGCGCCTGGGGGCTGAGATTGAAAACATATTGGAGGCTCGCGAGATTGAACTTCTTAACGCCCACTTAACCGAGGATGAGCGAGTGGCTATATTTTTGGAGGCCGAAGAAAAGATAAAAAAATTAAAAGCTGACTTCAGAAAAGAGGAGCTGCAGAAAACCATTGCTCAAACCCAGGCAATAGCCGACGTTTTCGATAGTGAGCTTACAAAAAGGGATGAGCGCGAGAAAAAACTCCTTGACCAGGAGATAAAAAGGCGTGACGACGCCATTGAAAAGCAGCAAGAGCGGGCGGAAAAAGGGCTTGAAAATACTCTGGCTTTCGAAATTGCCCAACGTGAGCAGGCTGAATTAAGAAAAAAAGAGCTTGAAGAGCGGGAAGCCAGGAGGAAAGAGGCGCAACAATTGGCCGAAGCATACTTGCAGGCATACATTTCTGAGTTAAATCAGCCAGGAAGCAACCCTCAAACGGCAGCGTTTAAGGCTTTAGGAGATGTTCTTTTAGCAAAAGCCCTGGGGTTAACCCTGGCTGGCGCGTTTAAGGATGGGGTTGAGAATTTGGAAGGTCCTGGAACAGGAACCAGCGACAGTTTATTGATAAGAGCCAGTAAAGGCGAGAGTGTTATAAAGGCAGACGCTACGGCAGAAAACCCCGGACTTGCAAGCGCATGGAATAGCGGACTACTGAATGAATACCTACAGGAAAATTGGCTGCCTAAATATTTAGGCGCTGCAGATATTCCTTCCGGAGACACAATTGTTAATACTTTGTTAACAACTAAATTAATATCCGAGGTCGAAGGCTTGAGGGATGATTTGAATAAGCGCCCTGTTTACAGGTATGATATTAATAGGGCTATGGATGTTATTGAAGAGGCTTATAAAAACGGGGTTAAGCAAACCACTATTTTAAAAAATAGAAAAACCTGGAAAGGTAAATAAATGGAAGTTATACCATACATAGCGGAGCAAGAGGCTACCGGGATTATAAACCTGGAAGCATTGTTTATTGAGCTTAATTACGACCAGGATGATCCAACGGCGCAGGCTGGAATAAATCAATGGGAGTTAGGGGTTGGTGACAAAAGGCGCAGGGGGGATGCTGCTACGCTTGCAAACAAACATATTGATGGAGGGCTTACTAACGGGGTTGGAATTGGAGAAGGGCTTCCATTTAAAATATTAATCAAACATTCCGGGCAGTCTTATACCGTATTCGATGGGTATTTTGACCTTACAAAATGCGTTCGGAAGTGCGATCAAATAGATACTCCTGCAATTGAAACCGAAAGCCTTGAGGCAGTCCGATCCCAATTAGATGGAGTTAGTTTTGAAAGTCTTTTTCTGGTAGACAAAACCATAACGGACGCTGATATGATACCGGTCCCTTATATCATAAGCACAATCCCGGACTACCAGAATACAGTTATTGCGATGCTTGGTGTTTTTGTTTTAACGAACGAGCTTAAAAATCAGCTTCAGGCGCTAAAGGAAATGTTGCCCGATGCCGGTAATCCATTTACCGCAACAGTGATCATTAAAATAATCCTGAGGGTTGCTTACCTCACCCTGTTAGTGATAGCCATTGTAAAGTTCATTAAGGATATTTTTAACCTGATCATTCAGCCGGTGAAGTATCATTACGGAATGCATTTTTTAACTACCGCTCAAAAGGCGGCAGAAAAGTTAGGGTATCAGTTCAAGAGCTCGATACTTGAATCTTTCCCATTCAATAAAATGGCTTACATCCCACAAAAGGATAATCAGAAGGTTAACTCCGATATGAATGGAGTATTAGGATTTTTGAAGCCTACACCAAATGAACAAGTGGGTTATTTTAAGGGTACCGCGTTTCAGTTTTTTGAGGATCTAAAATCTATTTTCAAGGCTAAAATAATCGTAAGAGATGGTGTTATAAGACTGGAAAGGGAAGATTACAGAATCAATAAAAGCGTTTGGCAAATGCCACCGGTGGAGATACTGGAAAACACTTTTAATTTCGACCAGCTAAAAAGTAACTACATGATTCGGTTTGCTACCGACGACAATGATAAAAATACCAGGCAGGTATATCCCGGTACGCTTATTCAGGTCCAGACTTTACCGATAGCTGTCACGGACAAGAAGAAAGTTTTATTAACAAACTTTGAACAAGTATTCATTCCGTATGCGCGCGCGATAAGAAAGACGGAATTAACATACCCTGAAAGGATTTTCGATTCCTTTTTTAAAGGATTCAGTGAGGTTTTGGGGGCTCTGGTAGACGTGGTAAATTCTCTGATAGATGTAGTGAATCACATTATAAAACTGATCAACAAGGTTATTAAGGCGCTTGAAACGATAGGTATTGACGTGGGGTTCGAAGTAAAACCTATACGACCGCTTTCGGTAACCAACCTGGCAAATTTAATTGAGAACAGAATCGGAATGATGTTGCTTGAGAATGATTTTTTAACGGTCCCAAAAATATTGCTGGTCGAGAAAAATTCGAATGCAAAAAACAATAAGGCTTTATCTATCAATGAGGCTACGATCAACGCGGAATATTTGTATGACAATTTTCATTTCGTGCAAAGTTTCGTTCCGAGTCAATCCAAACCAAATGCAAATCAGTATCTTTACTACGAAGTTTTGGGCATCCCTTTTAAGTGCGAGGACTACTTAAAATTGCGGGCGGAAGAAGGAGGGTTTCTTGATCCTGACGGCAGACCGGCAGAGACAAGAACATTTAAATGGTATCCTCATTTGGAGAAAGCCGATATAGGATACAAGGTAAATGTTTTGTACACAAAGAATTTAAAGGAGCAAAAAATATTATCAAATGGAAAATAACGATATGGTAAAAGACCTGACTAAAATAGTCAGTGGGTTCCAGGGGTTTACAGACAAGGCTTCGGAAATGGTTGAAAACTTTACGGTGGGGTTACCAGAAGAGGAGAAGCAGAAATACAAATCTGAGCTCAAAGAGGCCAACATGCAGATGAAGCAGGTCCAGGATAAATTAAAAGGGGTTATGTCTGACATTTCAAACTTACAAAGCAAGCTTTAATGATCACTATTGAAAGCGTAAAAATAGGAGACGTATTTCGCCCTTCGGAATGGGTTGAATATTTGCTTGCCATGATGGGTGAGCGAATATCCATTTCCATTAAATTTAAGGTCGAGACAGTAGCTATTTCAAGCGAAGGGAATTCAATTTATCTTCAGCCTCCGATAAGCTTAATAGGAACTACCGATAACATCGGGGTTATTTACGCTGACGATCCTTTGGCTTTTGCTGAATTTCAGGTCGGGGATTTAGCTCGTGTAATCGGAGCGCCAACGCCCGGAAATAACGTGAGCTTAATTATTACCGAAAAGATAGCCGATAACATTATACGGCTTTCTGCCGGGTTTGCAGTGAGTGAAGTTTTGCCTACAGACGCGTACGTTATTTTGGGAAACAAATTTTCTGGTATTCGATACTTTCACAACTTCATTGGCAATACGGACGCTACGGATTTTGTCAGCAAGATTGATGGAGAGATACAGCTTTTGGAAACAAACGAGGCGGACCCTGCCAGCCCTGCCGATAAAACCATGATATTTAACGGGCAGAAAGGCTACCAATATGGAGGAGCGATAATAAGAGGAGTAAGCTTTACCGATAATATTCAGCGATTCGAAATCGTTCACGATACCGTAGTTACCCCTACGTTTCTGGCTAGTCAATTACAGGATCTTCTTGACCTTGTGGCCCCCGATTACTACCAGGGAGGAGCCTGCTTAAAGCTGGCCTTTAAAATAGAATGCAATCGAAGTTTAAGCAATCCCAATCCAGCGCAATTTAAAGTCGTGGATGATGTATTGGGGAATACTGGCTGGGAGGGCGAGAGTTATAATGGCGGAATTAACCGGTTTTCTATAGCCGGTCTTACAAGAAAAAGGGTTTCTGATAACGAACCTCTGCCAGCAATCCAAATTGATGCCGAAACTCAGTTTGATTTTACTATAAATTGTATCGCCCCCTCAGCTTTTCATAATGCAAACACAAGGGTTGTAGCTACAATTTGCTACTGTCCAGAGGATGAAACGGAATATCAAAACAACGGCAGGGATTTTAAAACAAACTTCGTATTTGATCGAGCGAGTTGTTTAATGGGGGTGGCCTTGCCAGCCACAGGAGATAATTTCGGGACCAACCTGCAGGTAATTACCGGAATAAAAACAACCTTTATCAGCGCAACTGAGATTAAATGCAAGCTTAATTTTAGCCTGGGATCTCTTGCTAAACAGGTCATGAGCCAAAGTGAAGGAATGAGATATTTCCTTTGGATCACAACCGAAACCTCGTCATTAACAAGAGCTACCAGCGACAAGGCAAATATTATCCTTGACATCAATTCTCTTTTTGAGGACCTTGATGATACTAATATTGTGTCAGCGCAGACCGGATTCGTTATACACACCGGCGAGGATGAGGGCGATGCGCAGGATTTCCTAAACGTTTTTCCTACTGATGATGTGGCGGCCACTACAGTTTTCAGCATGGATTATGCTGAGGGTAATCCCATTTTAATTAAAAAAATAGAGGCTGGAATCGTCCTTAAAAAACCTGGTGAGCTTGATATTGAACTGGAAAAATTCTCGTTTGATCTATCTTCCTCTCCGCTTCAATCAGGATTATTTCCTTACTTCAACGTTGAACAAGACAGAGTTTTTAAAATACCCGAAGATGAGATACGTAAAACTATTAAGCTTTTAAGCAGACAGGATCTCGATACCGGCACAATTAAGAACTGGCAGCTCATCTACCCATTTATGCATAGGTGGGAATATTGGGTGAGCTTGGGATTCCTTTCTAATTTACCTGCAGGTATCTTTGACACCGCAGAACCGCTAAACGGAGTGAATCATTTTTGGCACCGATACACCGAGGTTACAGGATGGGGTATTTACCAAAGAATGAGAATCGTTATCGAGAAGAATGGAGAGGAACTTGAGCAGTTCTTTGATGAGAATTTTTCCAGCTACGATTTTTTATCAAATCCGGAATGGGAAAACGAGACTATAAAGGCGTACACGCTCGCTGACGAAGAGCTTTTAAATGGAACCGATAAGCTTATTTTAGGGTATGATCTTACAAAAATCGTAGCTTCATTTGAAAAGATTGACGGGGATTTACCAGACGTGGCAGACGTGCATATTGTTTTTTGGATTGGAAGGAAAGAGATTGACGGAATCGAAAATGTTCGCAGAGCCTCAAGCAAATGGGAGCTCGATGCCGATAGCTGGTTTAAGTCTATTGACACCAGTAATAAGGTTGTTATAGAAAACCCCTCTGCCGGAGTCTATACAGGGACTATCCTAGTGGACAACTCTAAAATTCCGACCGACAGCGACATGAGGATCTATGCTCGAATTTACGACCCGGTGCCATATACCCCTGAGGATGCTAAAATAACTGAAGGCGGACAATTAAAAGCAACTGAAGCAGGCGACTTAAAAATCATTGAATAATTACTAAATTTGTTTTATGGAAAAAATTTCCCTTTACCCAGCCATCACTCTTCCGCTTTTAGATGAGGATCTTATTGACATTAGTCAGTACATTTCTCCTGGGGTTTACCAGACAGTAAAACTCACCTACGCTGAATTACTTTCCGAACTCTCTGCATGGAAACAAGGCGGGAATGCATGGGGCGAAACTGGAACGATTGGCACAACCGATAATGAGGAGCTTTCATTTATCGTCAACAGTACCCAAAAAATGAAGATCACGACCGATGGGACAGTGATCATAAATAATATAGATGCAGCCATAGCTTTGATATGTACCGCAGACGGGTTCCTTCCTATAGCGGCGATACAAAACGACTTGGTTGGTGGAACCACTGCGATAAGTGCTGAAAACTTCAGCGCTAACACTCAGGCAAACGCCGGTTCTTTCACCATGAGAAATACACTCAATAATGGTATTTCAAAGGCTTTAAATCTTACAGAGCTTCTCACTTCCGGAACCTCTTCTGATGGAATTGGAATCGGTATAGACTTCTCTGCCGACACTACGACATCGGATGGGGAGAGAATGGGAAGTTTGTCCATGTATTGGGAAGAGTCTACACACGTGGATAGAACCAGTGGTTTTGTTTTTAAGACGGTGACCGATGCAACGACAGAGGCCGAGGTAATGCGGCTTGTTTTTGGCAATCTTATATTTAACGGGCCCGGTGCTGTAGGCATTTCCTCTTATGAAGGATGCATGTTTGTTGGTAATACAACGGTGTCAGGGGCTTCAGTAACCGATGGGTATATTATGTACTCTGAGGATATTGGTGCCGGAGATGCTGTCCCTCATTTCCTGAATGAGCAAGGGGACCTTATAAAACTATTTACCGTTAACCGGGCAAATGCGTATGTTATAACAAACGGAACCACTGATAGGGGTTATGATGCAAATACGGTAGCGGTAGCTGAGTTAGCTGACGTTGTTTATACCTTAATAAAAGACCTGGCTTCAACCGGGTTAATACTTTCACCATAATGGCACTAGGAGAAGCCATATATCAAGATTTTAAAATCCTGCTCGATAATCCAGAGCAGCAGGTTGTTGATTTGGGTATCGAAGAGCTAAGGGCTCGATGTTGCTTCAATCTTCCCGCGCTTGCGCAAATAGGTGGAACGGATCCGTATAAAAATGATAAGGCGGGGGTGTTGTGGTTTTATGGTCTGGGGGTTACCGGTGCACTCATGATGCTTCAAAAAGAAATAGGCGGGGAGTTTATGGACGATGTTGTTTTGGATAATGACGATCTGGGGACCTTGTATGAATTTGGATTCGAAATTAATTCCCGCGGGGAAAGCTTAATGGGATTTCTTATAGATTGGAGCAAGGTCTTGGAGCAAAGGGGAGAGGGTAAATACAGGGTAAAAACAGTAGAGGATACTATTTTTGCAACCGAATTAAATCAGTATAGCTTTGAATATTGCCTTGAAACTTACACCTCCCTGAGAGCCGACGGCACTGTAAGGATTGACTTTTGGAATGCCGGAATAATGGGTAATACGTCAGACGATACTAAAACCAGGGACTTTGGGGACTTTATTTTTTATACAAATGTTAGGCTTCCGGATAGTATATTTGCCTTGTCGGATAAAAGCGCTTACGAAAAAGAATACGTGAGGTATCGAAACGGCAGAGAGGTTTGGAATAAAGATAAACAGGCTCAGGAGTATAGCTTAAAGACAGGATTACTGCCAGCCTACCTGCATAATTATCTCAGGACAGATATGATGCAGGCGGAAGAAACATTGATCACGGATTACAACAGTGTAAACCCTAATAGGTACATAGGAAAGCCGGTTAAATCAAACAGCGCTTACGAAATACCATATTTGGAAGGGGCTTTGCTTACTTCAGTGGAATTAACTTTTGATCAACTATATAAAAACCTAATACACAAACGCTGCTAAAATGGTAACCGAAAAAATATCAAAGCTTCTAAAGGCTTACAGAGCCTATCAGGCATTAAGTGAGCTTAACCCAAAGCCCAGAATAAATCCTCTGGCCGCATATGAATGCGCTAAACTGGCTCAAAAATTAAGGGCCATTAAGGCTGCTTACAGTCAGGCCCAAAATGGGTTGATCAAGGAGTACGGGGAAGAGGTTATTAAAAACGGAAAGAAAACAGGAGAATTTCAGGTTTCGCCGGAGAGTAAAAGGTTTAAGCAGTTCACAGAAAAGTCCGCAGAGTTATTGAACAAGGAGGAAAAGATTGAGGTTGATTTAATCCCATTCGACTTGTTTACTGAGGCTAAAGGAACAACCTCCCTGACCCCTGATTTCTGGGAAGATTTTTCAATATTTATTCTTGATCCAAAAACTAAAAAATCGAAATAATGAGCTTTAACCCCCAATCAAAAGAAGATTTAAAAAATCTGGCTATTGCCAAAATTGATTCATTTCCGGAGCCAACGAGCGAGGATGAATGTAATATAATTGCAGATAAAGTACATGAAGAGCTCTGTAAAACAATCAACCCCGATACTACCTACCCTACGGGACGCTGTTAATGTAACAATAGCGTTTTGTTCTGTAGTATTATTTCGGGTAAATTTTGCTATTTGTAGTCATTTTTATGACGTACAAGTGGATTCAATGGGCTGGTGGCGGCTGAGGACAAACATTTACGCCGTATGCTTTTTGATGTGTTACTATATCGCAAAGCAGCGGCCAACGATAGGGTTAAACTTTATTTATTCCGTAGGAATCGGAGTAGCGATTTCCGACGTTGTTGATCGGGTTTTCTTTGATATTACACAGGAAACAAAAGAGGATTTTTGGATGGTCGTATTAACTTTTTTATTTGCAATTATAGAGCACGTATATGACTACAGGAAAAGGCGACGATCAATTTCTGACCAATAGGGAGGTAATGAGCGAGGTTCGGGCTGGGGTCAAGAACATCGAAAAGAAGGTCGACGACATTGTAATTAAAGGGCAAGCCGTTGACGAGATTATTTACGGTAATCCTCAAAAGAAAATACCCGGCGCGCTGGAAGATATTGCCATGCTCAAGAGATTTAAGGCGAAGTTGGAAAGGGCGGCGATATGGGTTTCTGGTGCAAGCGTGGTTACCGGAGGAGTAGCTTTTAAAAAGGAAATAATAAAGTGGCTCTCCACGCTCTTTAGTATGCTACTGGTCTACGGAGATGTTTTACTGATGTTTTTATTAATCGTAATCAATTAATTATATGATAGCAATCCTAAAAAGATCCGAACAGCAGCTTAACCCAAAAGAAACTATAGGTGAATTGTTTGTGTATGACACCGACGAATTCGAAAAGGTATTCGAAGGAAATTTGGTCTATCAATGCAAAACATTGGAGCTCCCCTGGAAAGGAAACAAGAGGCAGGAAAGCTGCATTAAGAAAGGTATCTATGATGTTATAAGAAGGAAATCAACCAAATATGGGGACCACTTTCATGTAACCAATGTTGAGGGTAGGGAAATGATTTTAATCCACGCTCTTAATTTTTACACTCAGACATTGGGCTGTATCGGCGTAGGAGATTCCTTCGGGGATATTAACAAGGATGGATATACCGACATTTTAAACAGCAGAAAAGCTCTTGACGATTTATATAAACTCCTGCAGTCATTCAAACTTAAAATTCAGTAACATGGAAGAGATGTTTAAATTTTGGCTCATTGCTTACCTGGGGATGATCCTTCATATTCTTAAAAAACTAAGGGCTGCCATGCGTAAACCAGGTTTTACCCTGGGTGGGTTTACAAAGGAGCAGGCGGTAACAACATTAAGCAGCATTATAGCTATACCGCTCACTATCTATTTGATCAGAGACAATATATTTCTACAGGAGCTTTGGCCGCTTACAAGCTTTACGGCCGCTGCAATTGGATATATCGGTCAGTCGGTAATACTGAGTGCTTTCGACGAGAAATTCAAGAAGGGCGAGCCACCTCAAGCAACTTAGATTTTGCCTCGTACAATATTATTATTTGCTGGTAGTCGAAGGCCGTTCTCCTTGTTTCTTTGTGGCGAAGCGATTCGAGTTCATTAACAACATCCTGCCCGTATTTTCTGATCATTCCATTGGTGTACCCTGGGAAATTTCCTTCTTTAAAGATATTGCAGTAAACGCACTGTCCGTTAACGTTCCTTTCATCAAACCTTAGACTCTCGTAAGTTGCCGCCCAATAATGTCCAGCTTGAATTAAACGGGTTGATTTCTTAACCTGGCAGCTTATACAAACGAATTCTCCGTTTTTAGAGTCTCTGATCCTTATAAAGGAATTAAATGCGGCTATGGCTTTCTTTTTGAGTTTCGTTAAATCAGATTCTTTGCTTTCGGATCCATGGTCTTTTAATAAAAAACTGGCTTTATTTGTACAATATTTGCAACGGCCATGACTAAAAATGTATCTGGGGTGTCCGCAGTCGCAGCAAATCTTTTTCTTTCGTTTAATCATCGAGATTCTCGTAGCCTTTAATTATTTCGTTTTCAAGCTCAAGCTTTAAGTTGATCAGTATTTGAAAGTAATCAGCAAGGCATATCTCGCACGCGCGTACGCGCACCTCTGAGTCGAAGGTTTTACCCGCTGGGATTTTCTTCTCCTGCAGCTCCTTAATAGCTGCCTGCTTAAATTCATTAAACTGCTCCGGGCTGTAAGTTAATAATTTTAAAGCCATTAGATATTTAAAGGTGACGCAGCCGGTATCACTAAAGGTTTTTATTTTCTTGTAGTGTTCGAACTTCATTAAGGCTCCCGCCTTATAAACCTGGTCCTGTTGTTGGGGTGTTAACATTGTCGTGGTTATTAATCTTGCTTTGGGAAATCCTCGTTGTATCTTGTGTTTACGTACTGCTGGATATCCATCGGCTTATCCTTGTAGTTTATAAATCGAGGGCCTGTTCCGCCTCTATCTTGCTTAGTAAAAATCTCATCGAATTCGATGAAGTATCTTCGCATCATTTTTTCTGCCGAGGTTAATTCCCTGGGCTTGGATTCGTACTTTGGTATCTTCGCCTTTTTTGAAATCTCAAGGGATTTTAATATCGCGCTTGTAACATCAGGATGCCAGTCAAGTTTCTCTGCCCGTTTTAAATTTGCTTGCTCCTGAAGCAGCGATTTTGTTTCTTCGGCTATTTCAATATCGAACAAATCTAAAGCTGCCATTATTTTCGATCCATCAATCCCCTCGTAAAGGGGTCCGTATTTCATTGTTTTAAACCTTTTGAAGAATAAAACCAGGTGCTCAGGGGTTAAATGTGGCTTTGTGTCCATTATGAGTTGAGCCGTCTGAGCCACCTGGCCCCCGTTCATAGTTCTTGCGAAGTTGAAGAATGTAGCAAGGTCTGATATTAAGCCGACCAAATATGTTTTTATAGCCCCAGTCCCATTATTTTCAATAATAAGTCGGATGCTTCCAATCTTAGGGTCAATCAAATCAGATACCGAAGGCGATGAGTTAACGATTTCCGAAAGAGTGTTTAAGAGCGTCCCTGGTGAGCTCTTCATAACTTTGTCCTTGTTTTCCATTTCCATTTGATTTTGAATAGATTCCTTGCCAACCCTTACTTATAGCATATTGTATTAATTCAACTGCTTTTGTTTCATTGTTTCCAGATAGCTCCGCCAAATCTTTAAGCGCCCCCTGCAATCCGATCGGCTTATAGTTAAAATTAAATTGCTCCTTTTTATATTTTACCCACAAATCCCAGGCGTTCATAAATTGATCCGAGTTAAAGGGAAAAACAACTCCTGAAAAATCCAGCTTAACTTTTGCTTTTTCATTTCTATT